ATGGCAACACTAAAATTAGCCGTTGTGCCGGCAAAAGTTTTGAAAAATGGAAGGCATAAAATCAGAATTGCGGTATCGCATAAACAAGATACACGCTATATTGTGCAGCGCTATGAAATTGATAATCTAAATCAATTCAAAGACGGTCAGGTTGTCAATAGACCTGATGCCGGAATGGTCAATTCAAAGTTGAGGACAAAGCTCAACGACTATCAGGAAACACTCGAAAGAATAGATCCAAATATATACACCTGCTCACAACTTCGGGATTTTCTTGTAAAAAACACGAAAATAAAACAGCTCACAATATTAGAAGCGGCAAACAGCCATATCGAGAAACTAAAAAAAGCATCAACAAAAGAGGATTACAATCGCACAAAAAAATACTTCATAGAATCATGCGGAAACCTGCCGTTAGAAATGATTACACCCGATGTTATTGAGGAATTCGACAACTATTTAAGAGACCAGCGTGGCAATAACAGCACTACCCGCGGAATACATCTACGGCAACTTAAATCATTTATAACGCCCCAAATAAGAAAGGGAGTAGTAAAATATCAGATTACCCCATTTTACGGCGTTGAAGTGCCGGAAACCCTCGAACGTGAGCTTGATATAACAGTTGAAGAATTCAAATTAATACGAGATTCGGATTTTAAGGAGAAACCCCTGCGTGTTGCGCGCGATTTATTTTGCTTGTCATACTACTTGGGTGGTATTAACCTGATTGATTTGTTGGGCATCGATTTCAACAAAACCGATATCGTTGACTATGTCCGGGAAAAATCAAGGTACACGAAAAGAGGAGATAAACGTATTTCGCTCACCATTCAACCCGAGGCAAAAGAAATAATTAACCGTTGGAAAACTCACAATGGGAAACTCGATTTTGGGTATAAATACGAATATGAAAATTTCAGAAGATACATAACGAATAACATCAAGCGCCTTGCAAAAAAACTCGGAATTAACAAGCGAGTAGTTTACTATTCGGCTCGCAAATCTTTGGTTCAGCATGGCTTCGATCTTGGTATTTCGCTCGAAGTTCTCGAATACAGCATCGGCCAGTCCGTGAAAAAGAACCGGCCGATATTCAATTATGTTCGCATAATGCGCTCTCATGCGGATGCGGCGATGAGAACTATTTTAGATAACCTGAAAAATAGCTAAGGTGTAACGCTTTCCACACAATTATTAATCAGTTCCTTGATATCATCTTCCATAAGAAAGACTTTTGGGATGTTTGGATTGCTTTGAGTCCAAGTAACTGTCACTTGCCACAAAACAAGACTTTCCACATCTTCCTCCACGGGATCCTTTACTTCAACTTTGTCTAATTTTTTCCCAGATACTCTAAATTCGTTTTCAGTTGTCCATCCAATGAAATAACCGGTTGGATTATCTTCAAGATAGGAATAGAAACTGCCATTTTTGGAGTGGTTTTTGTCGTTCCAAACAATCACGTGGGTTTTACCGACAACCTTTTCAGCTTGTCTGCCAAACCCGGTGATTGTCTTAGGAGTTCCGCCGTCATATGTTCCTCTGACATTTGGGATAACCACAATATCTCCGTTGTTTATCTTTGATGCTAAATCATCTATGTTTATAATTCCTTCAGGAGTGATTCCGTCTTGACCCATTTCAAATACATCTCTCATTTCCTTGAAGATGAAAACGGTACTTACACGCCCTTTCTCTCCTTCAGCGCAAGGGTTGCAATCATAAACAGGCAATCCAGTATCGGGAATGCAATTTTTATATACTATAGCCATAATATTTTAACGTTAAAATGATTTAGTAAGAGTATTTTCAGCACCTTTCTTCAGGATACCGAACTTTATATTGGATTGAAAAAACAAATTCTTCCGGCCGGATATTGAATTTATATCCTTTAAATTCACGATTGAATATTTGCAAGCTGTCAAAAGAAGATGCTAAGAGAAGAGCCTCATCGGGAAATGCTTTTCTTACGATTTCCTCAACTTGATATTTACTTAACTGCAACGGTTTTGAAAATCCCCACACAACCAGCATCATGTCAGATTCCACAATTCTGTCTTTATTCCTGCCAAAATTCCGATAATTAGGCAAATACCTATTTACGTTAACCCGGTGATAAAAACCCAAATCAAACTTATCGTCAAGAAACGGATATTTGCCCTCGCCGTTCACGTCAAACAGCGCCGGAAATGATTTTTGAGAACCTTTCTGATTCACAATAGCAACTTCAGCAATTTCGTTTGCCGATATGTTAGTAATCCCTTCAAGTTGCAAGCCAAGATTCAAGGCATTATTTATCTGTAAAACCGCTTCGTGTATCATCCTATAATCTCATCTATAAAATCATTAACCAATTCGTCAACTTGTGCATCTTCACTTTCCGTCAAAAGCCAGATATCCTTCTCGTAAGTCTCTTCCAACCACTGGGATTTATCCCAGTTATGCTCATTCGAGAATCCGATGTAAACATCATCACCATCAGCGATAACTTTCATGTCGTTTTCCATTTCTCGTGTCAAGGAGCCTATTACTTTCGTATCCGTGCTTCTGTTGTAACGTGGCCGTGGTTGCCCTTTATTTTTACCTTTTGAGTAAACACCCGCCTGACCGGCTTTAGTCTTTGCCTTCCGAAACTCGCCTTTGTCTTTCCCGCTCTTCAATCGTGTTTCCGGATAATTTCCGGTTCTCACTTTCATATATGCTTCCGAATATGTTCCTATCTGACTGTCATTACTGTCCATCCCGTCAATAAAAACACGTTGCTTGATATTCGCCAAAGTCGTGTTCGCACAATCTATAAGAATAGAAGTGTAGTCGGCGTCCCCCATATTCTTCCCCATGTCAAACAATTCGCTCATATCAACATTAACGGTAATCATGTCACGGCATGTTAAACATCACTTCTATATCCCCGCCATGTTCCGGATCCTTAATGCAAACCGTGAGGTCAACACCGGCAACAGCCGTGTGCAGCTCTCTGAAGAAAGTATCCATGTATTCGTTTCGCAAGTTCTCTGCTTTATCCAAATCAATAGTCGTAAACCGGTTTGTCCGTTCGCTGCCTATTGTTTCCGCCATCATCTCCGCACCCATCAGGTACCACATCGCCACCGATAAGAGTTCCTTATGTCCGCAAATCAAGCACTCGGCCGATTTCACGTCCGACACGTTCCAACATCGGTTCAACTCATTAAGAAAGAACGTGCGAAACTTCAACGACGAACGATTCTCCACGTCGGAAAACGTCTTTGCGATCGTTTCCGCATCGTCGGTAATACCCTCCAGCAGGTCCGGAGTTATACCCGGCAAAGCGGTAAGGTACAAGCCGCTTTCAGCCTGCACCGTACCGTCAAAACCAATAAAACCAAGAAAACAGTCCATTACACATTTGTTCCTACGTAACGCAAACTTCCGTTCACACCCTCCAATCTGTCGCCTGCCGCAAAAGCATCGTTCGGCAGATTAAACAAGCCATAGTATTTGCTCAAGATAAGTTTCCACCCGCGGTCTGCAACCTTATCGCCTCCATCGTTATAAATCGGACAATCTTCGTACTTCAATTGTGCATCCAGCTTAAAGGTGGTCAAGGTCCCGTTGGCCAATTGCACGGGTATTGGAATAGTAAAGAATATTGAGCCGCCTTTTTCGCCCGCAAATGCACCTACATTCTTGTTATAATCAACCAGTCCAACAGTGCCGGGAGCAAATACGCCAAAGTGATTAGCTCCCCAAAGGGTAGCCGTTTTAAAATCGTTGTAATATTTGAGTTTGGATGCGCCAAATCCGCCATTATCAACACCCACTTTTACGTTTTGAGCCATCTGCCAGTTATTGACAGCTCCGTTACCGACAATAATAGGAGAGCCGCTCATCTCATTAGCTTCAAAGTCAGCTAATATTTTAATAATACCATCAGTCTGATTTATAGTCGTGGAAAAATTTACAGCCGTTGCTGTGTTTGCGCCGGTTACAACGTTAATGCCAAATTTAGTGGCTTGTGCCGATACAAGGTTGTTGTCAATCTTTTGCAGCATAGCCTGTATTTGGGTAAGCATCAAATTATATAATCCAAGCATTAAAGGAGCAGATGGATTTCCAACAGAAACCGTCCTTGTTGCTTCTTCCTGGTATTTCCTGAAATCAGAATCAGGGATAAACAAGCCTATTTTGCTGTACGAAGGTGCTCCAATTGCAGTTTCTTTCCAAACAGCACCGACAGGAGTGTCACAATCATCCCTGTCGGTAACGGACGACTCTAATCCACGTTGCAGATATCGCACTTTAATTTCACGGTCAAATCCTTGCTGTAGTTGAGATAAATTGCTTATCTGAGTAGTGGCGGGATTTTCCATCAACATGTTCAAAAAACCAACAGGAGTTACCTTGTATTGAGGGTCGTTCAATCCGGCAATAATCCCGATATTAACCAATAAGGCATTTACAAATCCAATCAAGTTCATAGTTATTCAGTTTTTAAATCGGCCAAAGATTCAGCAATAGCATCTTGAACGGCCGCCGTGTTCAAGCCTGCACCATCCTGTGGTACTCTCGGTTGTGGAGATGGTTTTCCATCGCTAACCGCAAGCATCTTGCTGTTTGTGAGTGTTTTGGTCACGAAATCGTCATAACCAACTTTCACGTTGTTTTCGTAATAATCCAGTTCCGGATTCGTTTTTTGCTTCAATACAATGCTGTGTCCGTCTCTCACCGCAATGGCGCCTTTGTTTGCAAGTTCCATGTCAACCAAAGCTTTTGCCGTTATGGCGTTCACTTCAGGTTTCAAGTCCTTGTTAGCATAGTTTTTGCTCATCAGATTTGCACGGATGATAAGATCAGTAATTTCAGCGTCGTGTTGAGATTTAAGGCCCGAAATATCCTTTGCGCTTGTTTCTTTCAACGTGGCAATAGTACGATTCAGGTCGTCAATCTGTTTTTGGTATTCCGCACGTTTGCCGGCACTGTCTTCGGTAGATTTCTTATCTTTCAACTCAATCATTTTGTCTTTCAATCCACGAAGTTTGTTATAGGTGTCTTTATCACCTTTGAGTTGAGCGATAACTGTTTCATCAAAACCAAGTTCCGATGCAGCGTTTAAAATTTCAGAATCAACGCCGTTCAATGCCAAACCATAGAAGTGATTTCGCAATTGTGCATTGTTTTTCGCTGCTTCCAGCGACATAAGTCCGCCGTTCAATAGATTTGCAAAATCATCTTCCAAATCCTTGTTGGCGAGTTCAGCATTGGATAATAGACTTATCAATGCCGGATTGTTTTGCGCTCCCACTTTTTGCGCCAAAGTATTGAGAAAATCTCCAAGTTTCATATAATAAAAATTTTTTTGTCTTTTACTTTTCGTCTTTTTGTATAGCTTTTAAAGCATTAAGTTCAGCAGTCAGTTTTTCCACCTTGGCCTTTTCAGCATCCAATTCAAGTTCCAAATTGGCTTTTTGAGCGGTTAGCGTTATTAGTTCGGTATTTAAAGCATTGTACTCGGGAGTATTGGTGATATCTATTTTATCTTCTTTCACCTCAACATCTTTGCCGAAAACGGCGTCAATCTCTTTTTGTGTAGGTTCGCTTATCTTTGCACCTTGCTTCTTATAAAAAGCTTCATTTGAAGCTAAAAGCACATGTTTCGTGCCATCTTTCAGCTCAACCTTGATGTATTTTCCTTTTGCCATAACAATAAAATTATAAGTGTATAATATTCGTTACAAATATACTCATTTAGATTTAATAAAGCTCATTAAGAGCTTATTTTTATAATAAAAAACACAATAATTTGTTTTAATCAAAATATTAATTATATTTGCGGTGTAGAAATACCGCTCACTGGGTAGCGTAATAACTCTTACCGGCAACGCGAGGAGCGACCGGGGGTGAAAGCCTGAATGAAGTAAGCAGCCTGTCAAATGGCTGCTTATATTTTTATGGCAACATCTTGTATATTTTGTCATCGAATAGCTCCTTCTTACTTAATTCATACCATTGCCCTCGCCAATTTATTAATACGGATTTCATGTTATCATTCCAACCTTCACGTAATCCTTTAATTAGCCAATTCCGCTTAATTCCACTCTGAATGTCATACGCAACCACATCGGCTTGCCCGCTTCCGCTGATGATTTGACTTTTCACTCTTTCGGCAGTATCTCCGTATAGGGCTTTTAGTTCAACTTTCCTTTGTATATATTTTTTAGAGTCATACACATACACGTCATTTATGCGCCCTTTTCCTAAATCTCCCTGTCTCGGAAAAACAACATGATATCCTGCTTTGGCCAGCTTCACCGCTGTTTGAAATTCGGCATCATTATATTTTGCCCCTTGTATAGCATAAACATTCCCCTTTTTATAGTAAAAGGATTTATGTTCATTATGCTTCAAAAAATTCTCAAACCCTCTTTTCTTTATTTTCGCAGAAACTTTTTGAGTCATATTTGAAGTTAAATCTGCAAATGTCTTTATTCCCGTAGGATCGAAATACAACTCACCACTACCATCTTTAAATCCTTTACCGTCCTCAATTCCCTGGTTTTGCTCATAAACAATTTTATCTCTCAATGCTTTCGGCACTGCACCTTCAGGCAAACCGATTATTTGATGGCCGCAATTCCACCCTCCGCGCAATTGATGAAAGTTTTCTTTTGTTGTTTCGGCTTTCATCCCTTTCGGTAAACCAGTTTTGTCTGAGATTTCGCATTTGTGATTATTAATATGTCCTTTCAGCAATTCCGGAATTTCGCTCACATGGAAATACTTCTTTTCAACCATCTTTTCGCAAAACTCCCGGCTCGTTTCAATCAACGATCCAGTGTACTGAAACCACTGATATTTTCCGATATCAGAGATTATTTTGTTATAGTTAGCTGAGAATGTATTGATACTGTCGAGTGTGTATGTTTTCAGATACCGACTCACAACCCCATCTTTGCCGGCAGGTTGTATCTGATTTCGCAATGAATCCATCATGTCTGTGTATTTTCCGCCGGAAATAACGTTTTTAACCAACATATCGCGAATCGGATTCACTATATTGGCTTTTACTCCACTTTCTGTCAATCCTTCAATAACGCCATCAATGCTCATTTTTTCAATCATTGACAAACGTTCGTTCCTAATTTCATACATTCTGCTTTGCATGGATGCAAGTTCCGAAAAAGAACGCACAAAAGACGTTACATCTCCAATATATTTTTTTGATATAATAATTCGTTCAAGCTTCTTGCCGATGTTTGTTATTTTCTTCAGATTTGCGGTGTTTGATTTTATACGGCCTGTACCGTCAAGTTCAAGGTCCTTTAAGAGCAATTCAATTTCAGACAGTAATCTTTTTTCAATCACAGTTAAATTGTCTCCGAATTGCGCAATTGCATCATCAACTTTCTTTTGTATTTCTTCCGGCTTAATCACGTTCAAAGTTTGTCATTACATTTCCCTTTGCCGACGTCTCTTTCAAAATATCTTCTGCAAATTTGTAAACCGTTTCTCGCTTTTTGTTTTTATCCCAACTGTAAAAATCTTCATTTTCCAACAATGCTTTACGCACCAATCTAACCACATTGCAGCTTACAATATAATCCAACTGTGAAATACCGCCATTGTTCAGCATTATCAACTTATCTTCTTCTTTCGTTGCGGGTAACGGGTCTATGTCATACACAACTTCCAGCTCATCCGCAATTTCTTGGTTTGCATTGTATCTTTTCCGCAAATACTCGATTTCCATATTCTGAATCACAATCGGATGCACATTGGCCGTTTTTGCCTTTTCAAGTTCGGCAACCAAATAATCTGCACCCAACAAATCAAATCTTTCCGGCACTGAAATGGTCGGCAACATTTCCTTTCTGTCATCATTATTAGGAACGGAAATTCTGTATCTGTACTCACAAATATATTTATAAACATTATCCAAAATACGCACAACATCTTCAGCTATTGAGTTAACGAAGTTGTTCAACTCATCCTTGTCAACCTCTTTTGCCAATCCGGATTGATTTAAAGGAGTTTCTGCCAAGAATTCCATGTTGATACTTTGAAGTGCCTTGTATATGTGTTTATCTACACGCTCGTCTTGCAGTTTAGCAATTGAGGTATCTTTCTGAACATATCCGATTGGAGGTTGTGGTATTGGATTCCCCGCTTCTGTTTGTTTCACTAAATATTGTCCGTATGGCGAAACAGCATGCTTCAACCCGGTACCGTTACATTCTTTGCAAGCACCATCAACACCAATCTTACCAGACCCATTACAATGCTTGCAGTCTGTTGTCGTATAATAATACTTTTCGCTGTGGATGTGTTGCACTATTTCAGCTTGCAGGTCACTGTATTCTCTGGATGCCTCTTTCAGGTGTGGCAGCATTGCAGATATTCTACTTTTGTAAACCGTATCGTTATTCACACGCTCTTTAAAAATACCGCCCGCTTTGAATGCGGGGATTTCACCGATGCCATGTTCATAATCTACCGTAATGGCAAACTGTTTGCCTTTGCTCTCTTGCTCAAAACGAACAATCCTATCGGGTGTTATCACATAATATATTTCGCCATCGCTATATGTGTATCTTCCTGCAGTAGTTGAGTAGGGAACAACATCTCTCGACTTCAGCACTACATATTCGCCCTCTACAAAGTCAGTTACATTTTCACTTCTGAAAATTTCAACTACAGGTGTTTCGTATTCGGTTTCAAGTTCCTGTTTCTTTTTCAGAACAACAGCTATCATGCAATTTGCATCAAGCAGATATTCACTCAACAACTCACTAAACGCCCAATTTGTTAGGCTTGTAAAACCCGGATAATTTTTTTCACAGTAATCTTCCAAACTTTCGCCTTCTCTCACACCTGCAGGTACCACTGTGTTATAATCAATAATCCAATCTTTCGACCTGCGTATTTTGCCGAGAGACGTGAACACCTTAGATATCGGATTTTGTGTAATTGGCACATAAATATCCTTTCTGTACTTTTTCACGCCATCAGGCTCATTCGGTCGCCTTTTTTCTATTATATCTTCTGGCATCACACCGTCATAATGCATACGTAATTCTTTAGCTTCTTCTACCGTTTTTTTATAATTCGGATGTTTTGTCTGAATCGCTTTTTTTAAAAAATCAACCGTTATCTCCATATTGTTTCCGTCTTTTAATCATATTTTTATTTTTTACTTTAGCAGTTAGTATTTCGCTCAACAAAGTTCACGGCGACTTCTGTTTCCCCCATATATCCCTCAACGCAATCATAATCAAATATCTCTTCTAATATTTTGTAACTTCCGGTCTCTACGTATTCCACATCATTAAATGTTACCAAATCATGCGAAAGAGCAATCTTCAATTTATCGTGCATGCTTTCCGGCATGTAATCCGTTTGCAATCGGTATTTCTTCCTTATGTCAGCGTGCAATATCCTTGTCTTTCCGTTCGAGTCTGTATATTCGGTTTTGTTTTCGTTGTAATTAGGTTTGTCAAGAATCAAAGGAAGCCTAATCCAATTCATCCGGCTAGGTTCATAATGAAATCCGAACTCGTCTTTGCTGCACCAATATTTTAAAAGTGGATATCCGCAGTTTGGTAAATACATGAACACATTGGAGTAATAAACTTCATTGGTTGTTTTATTTGTCAATTTCAATCGAAAACATCTGCCTGGGTTCATAAATACTCCCAAATCCAATCCGGTCGCAAAGTAGTTGAATGAATGCACAAATTCACGCAACATCGCCCCGTTAATACTTACCACGTCCACGTTCAAATTAGTAATGGATGTGTCAAAAAAGAAACGCAAATCACTCAAATTTCTAACGGGCAATGGCACTTCACATCCCGTCATTGTTTCACTGAATTGCACAAAACAATATTTTCCTGTAATCATGACCATTCTGGGATTAGTTCAAATTTTGTCAATCCTGTTTTAAAATTATACTGTACCTTTTTAAGCCAGCATCGTTCGCCATCTACACGAATATAACCGTACGGGTTCATCCGGATTATATTCCACTGGGACATGGTGATGGGATAATCAAATGATATTATTTGAGATTTTAGGTACGGATCGGATTTATTAATACCCTTATTCTCTTCCACGAAGATCGTCCATGCTCTTTCATACGTTGTTGTTGTCGTTAATCCACCCGATTGAACCACTTGTGGGGATGCTATTGATTTTCTTGTACCTTTTGCATTTGTATTTCTTGTGCCGCTGGTATAGCTCAACCCATTTGCGCCGGGATATTGGGAAAACCTGTCAGCCCATCTCATTGCATTTCTTGCCGGAGATATATACACATTAATTACTGTTTCAGGAGATGTCACGGTGTTCCCCGTTTCTTCCATCCCGTTGTCTACCTCATAAGCAGTAACATCACTAGAAACAACGCCGCCGGATTCTTTTTTGACATTAACCCTCATCACGCAAATAATAAAAATATCTTCATCATATCTCCAATCCTTTGTATCTTTGTCAATCGATTTTCTACGGGTATATTCAATTGCAAACGGATCGGCCACAAGTTCGCTCATCGCCTGGAGTTCCTTGTCGACAGCTTTTGCAAGCGTAGTATAGTTCCTTTCCGAATGAAAAGTATCCACCACGTTGGCCTCACTTATATCGGCATATTTTTTATATCCTATCTTTAATCGGGTAAATGTCTCATCAAGATCATGAGACCTCTCAACATTGGATGGATTATTTATTTCGAATAACTCTATATTTTTATAAAACCATTTCCAGTTCTCAACTCTCACCCACCACCTACCTTGTCCAAATGAAAAACCGCATCCTATATTGTCAATGGCTGAAAGGGAGTTGACCAGCTTTTTCATTGACAAATACATCTTTGCTGATTCGCCATTCGCATATTTATATTGCCTCAATTTATATCCATTCGTAAGGCACCTAAGAGACCCGGGACCAAATGACTTTGCCGGCGGGTATGGTTTTGTCGCACCGGCAAAACTATCCGGACGGCCATAATAATCACTCCATACAGTCATTTCGTTATTCGTGATAGATTCGGTGATCCTGGCCATTGTTTCATGTAACATGTTAATCTTTGATGTTGTGGGTGGCAATATGCTATTTGACGTAACATTAAAATAAGAACTTCTTGGTTTCGTGTGCAAGCTATAGCGTTGTAACGCTATAGGGGTTAAGTTAGAAGGCACAAAAACTGTAATTATCAAATATACATACAGTTGATCAAAGTTTACATCCTGAAGCGTCCCTCCAAATGAAAATCTTTTTTCATAATACTTCACGCCGAGAGGTTGTGATGCAAATTGCGCCGTTATTTCTCTATTCTCTAAAACACCACCTTCTTTGCCTGTCTCGATAATGAATGTAGCATTAGGATATATTTCTTCCAGTGTTATATTTTCTTCCGAATTTTCAAGCCTAATTATAAAATCGAAAGAATAGTCAATTTGCGTTTTCTCTATATGAATTCCTTTATCAAATTCAAAATACGGCAATAATAGATCTTTCGCTTCAGATGATTTTACAACATAGGGAGACTGAAAAGGGAATACACCGTTATCACCGGTTTCGGAGTTCATCATTACCGGAGCATATACAATGTTCCTTGGCCCCGCTTCAAGAGAATATGCCAATGGAATAAATTCACCGACATTGTCATCCCAAGATCTCGATTTTACAATCAAATTATGCCCTGGGATGCTAATCTCTTTATTTATCAAGTCATAATCTGGCAATTCTACTCCATCAACCGAAACAGTATCGTCAACACAGACATCTGTACTGATCCGGTTGTTGAATGTGGTAAACACCCCCGTTTGTCCAACCTTGCACTTTACAGCCGAGTATTCTTTTTTGAGATGCTGATACGTACTTAAATCCAAACGCCCGCGGTAAATCTCGTCAAAATCATCATTGCAATTCATTTCCACAACGAATTCGATCACGCTGTCAAGATTCGATTCATATTTCCGTTTAATTATATCAATTGCATCACAATCCGTGAACTCCAGATCAATATCGCTATACTCCACGCTTACGCCGTGCATTTCATTGCGCTCAATTTCAGGCTCAAAAGCATCAAAACCAACCGGTTCATCAATCTCAAGCCGGAAGGTGTCGTATATAAGTGCAAACCTCAATTCCATTGCCCTTTGTATTTTCTGTTTCTAAATGTCCGGTTGCCGCCAGTATCATCTATGTGCACACCGTCTTTGTCAACCGTGATGTTTACATTCCTTTCAACCGATTGTGGAATCCGGATATGTTTTGCGACCGAACGACCGAGGAGATCATAATCAATCGAATTTTGCCTTTGAAATTCCTTTGTTTCCCGGATGGTTTCTTTCGATATTCTCGGCAATTCAATGTTATACACGTTCGGGATGTTCCAGTTCTTTAACAAATCATATCTGTTATTCTTAATCACGTCTTTGCTCACATGGGCCGGAACAACGCTTGCTCCGTTCGGAATCCACATCATTTCAGGTCCATGTTCACCAACCATGGCCAGCTCACCTTTTCCACCTTTGCGCCCTTTCCAGTATTTAGGTAATGGTTTACTTACAACCGCCGCCAGTTGCACGGCGCCTAAAGCGGCAGCCATAGCTATAAAAGGTATAGCTGCAGGAAATCCCATCTTAGCCGAATTCATTATCGATTGCGCCGTGGCTATTCCGATATTGAAAATACCTTCCAGTTTATCGGCTTGAGCCTGCTTCCTCTTAATCTCGAGTTTTTTGGCTGCCAATTCCTTTTCGCTAATCAGTTTTTTGTCTTTATTCTTTCTCGCTTCTTCCGCATCGGTGGTATAGTAATGCTCTAAATCTGACAATTCAGCTTGCAGGCGGTCACTGTTTATCGAAAACAATGTATTGCCGAAATCACGTGCAAAATCCAAAGAAGCCATTTGAATTTCACGTTTACGCTCTGCCGCTTCTCGTTCAAGTTCTATCTCTCTTTCAAGCCTTTCTCTTTGTTCTTTAGCTATCTGTTCGGCTCTTTCTTTATCGATGGCTAACTCTTTTTTAACTTCGATTTCCTTTATCGCTCTTTTCTCATGTAAACTTTTTTCAAATTCAGCTTGATCCTGCTTATACTGTTCCTTTTGCCAAAAAGCAATCTTCTTTGCCGAATCTTTAGAGATATTACCTATTTCATCTCCTGTTTTTAAACCGAGAGTCTTAAACAATTCCGACGCTTGATTTCCCATTTCGATAGCGGTATTGATGTAGAAATTCTTTTCAGCTTCAAAATCTTGTTTGTTTTGCTCACGGTAATATCCGGCACGGCGTCTTCTCAATTCATCCGCATCACCAAACAGTCCGTAAATTCCTGCAATGGCTTTGTCATACCATTTCAAAACCTCCTCATCCGATTTTTGCTGATCCTCCAACAATTTCATATTGGTTTCAACCGCTTTCGCTCGTGCCGCATCTGCCGTGGCACGGGCAATGTATGCCTGAACGACCGCCGGTGTGGCATTCACCAGCCACTCCTCAAGCTCGTTAACATCCTTAAGCTGGTTTTTGCTGTCAAGGTACTTTTCGTTTACAACCTTAAGCATCTTTTGTTTTTCATCCAGGCTGGTAGTGTTTAATTTTATTTTTCGGGACATCATTTCCAACTCAACCTGTTGTTCATTGTAACCGTCAATGGCAGCCTTATTCAAATCATTCATCCGCTTTTGCTCAATATTGTGAGCCTTGTTCGCTTTCGTCAGCAAAGCCAACGCACCCACAACACTTATCAACGCAGTAGCAAGCAAAACATACGGATTTGCCTTTGCAACCAAATTAAAAGCCTTTTGTGCAATCGTAGCTTTTCCGAGAGCTAAAACACTTCCTTTTTCGGCACTTGTTTTTATGGCGATAGCTCTCGCATGTGCCGCTTCAGCTTTTGTGGCTGCACTCAATTGAAGGTTACTTACAGCACGCATAACATAACTCTCTTTTTGAATGTTATTTTGAATCTGCTGTAATCCTGTGGTCAATGCCATTAACGCTTGAAGTTTAACCATCATTGGCATTAACTTCTCTTGCTCAACGCCAAACAAAGCTGCAGCACCTTGTGCAACCTGAAAACCAGCAGCTATTCCCTGCGTACCTTCCATTATCAAATCAAACCCGGCCGTATCGCTTGCAATACCTTTTATTTGACGCGCAACGTCACTCTCGATATCCGCCAAACGACCGGCTTCTTTTATTAATTTTTGATATTCAGCCGTTCCGGTTTTACCGAGCATTTCCATCGACTTGATTTGATTTTCAATTTCTCGCTTAATGGTTCTGAAACTCTTTTCAACTGCTTTTTCCGGTATCGACTCTGGCACCTTCTTAAACGCATCGCTCAACCGTTTTACGTTTTTTACACCTTCGCCACTGAGTTTTTTTATCTGTTTTTCGTTCTTCTCTATTTCGGAGGTTACCTTTCTGATAGCGTCGTATTGCTCTTGCATCGACTTTTGTTCTACGGCAGAACCACTCGATGCCGCCTTTTTTCGGGCCTCTTGCGCCTTGTCGTAATCAGCCCAAAGCTCTTTATTTTTCGCCCGCAACTCATCTATTTTCTGCGTGCTTTCGTCAAGTCCGCCGCTCTCTGCCGTAAACCGGATTAATACGTTCTTCTCGTTTGCCATTTTTAATCGCTTTATCCAATTTGAAAAGGAATTCCCACAAGGTCAATCCCTCAGTTGTGTTACCCTCTTTTTCAAGTACCATCTTCCACTCCTCAAAACCATCTATGTAGTTTTGGATATGGCTGCTCGCAAAATCGCCGAATGTGTTTCGTTCGTTTTCTCCACCACCTCCGAATATGTTTGTAAATCGAAATCGGCATCTTTCAAGAAGGGAATTAATTCCATTAAAGGCTTCTGTAAAAAAAAAAGCCGTCAAATCCTTATGCTTCTTCCAATGCTCTATTTTTTTAGCACAATAATCCGCCTCATAAAGTGCCGGATTTTCCTTTTCGTCAAAAAACACAACCGATGCCAATTTATACAAATGCTCCGCATCAAACGCCAAGTTCAGCCGGTCGCCCAACTGTTCGTTTATCAAGTTCAGTTTGTATATATCTATTTTACTGTCGTGGAGCAACTCCCGGCAAGCCTCTACATGCTTTTCCAAATACTCCCGAGTGCATCGCATACGCACCTCTTCATACACGGCCAAAGCCATCAACCCACGCTCGTATGGGAGTTGGAATACATCCGAAAAACGGTAATACTTCACACCACCCACCTCGAACGCCTCTTCGATAATATGTTTCTGATTTGGGAATATCGATTTCACATTCCTCCGTCTTCTAAAAATTTTTCTAAATAAGTTCATATTTTTTCATCAATTCATTAAAGTTCGATGCTACACCGGAATCAACGACATTACCGTCTCTTTTAATCGTAAACCGTTCGCCCTTGGTTATTATTTCCCATCCCATCCTGCCGTCGTTTTTCCAATATCGGGGCAAACCAACGCAACTGCAGCCGGTTCTGTAGTTAACCCATCCGTTTTTTTGCAATATCTCTTTCATAATAATGTCCGTTTCCGTTTGCGTCACAGTGGTATATTATGGCATTCCGATAATCAATATTCAAAACCGGCATAAACTTTCGTTTATTCTTTCCATTCCACATCCGCAATTCCGCTCGTGTGCCAACGTGGAAGTTGTTTCCATTTTGTACAACGTAATATCTGCATCCATTTTCAATTGCCTTCACGATACATTCACTGATCGCATTCTCTTTTCTCAGACTGAATGCATAGTTACGTATCCATTTGTATGGAAAAATCACCCATGCGAATAGAATCGTGATTATTATCGAAAAGATTTTAAAAAGCATATATTTATATCATTTTGTTGTATCCGTATATTTGACAAAAACGGCATTTTTACCTATTTAACCTTACATTTCGTCAGGAATGATGTCTTTTATTAGTGCCGTTATTATCGTGTTTATGCCCGCCACGCAAAGCATCACCCAAATCAAATGAAAACCATCCATCGAAATTAACCAAGCAATGAATGTCCAAAAACTACTCATGCAAATCAAACAGCCAAAAAGTGGCTTGTAAACCACTCCTATTTTTTTTGCTTCCAACAAATCTTTAATCCCGGATGTCGGATTGTGAAATATCATACCGGGCCACGTGGTTGCATAAATTGCCGTAATAATCAGGCTGATTATTATAGATGTTAATATTATCTTTTCCATATTTTTTTTATGATGTTTCCAAATTTCATCCAACCAAACGCTCCAACAACCAACCCAATGATAAAACTCCACACGCACAATTTGAAGTTAAATCCGGTTCGTGGGATTGTTTTCGATTTTAACTCGCTGTTTTCATTCAGAAGATGCTTAATCTCATACTGCAGATTACTGTTTGTCAGAGTCAGACTCTCTATTACCCGTTTTTGCTCAACATTAACGTCCTTAAGTTCCTTAACTTTTATCTCCAACACGCTCTTGCTCTCCGTTTTCGTCTCCTCCATCACCGGCGGCTTGCCTGTTTCCGGAACTATGGGCTTGCTCGTGTCGTACTTTGTTGTCATGGTTGACACTTCACTCTGCAACCTGCTGTTCTCCTCTCTTACTTGTCGCAATTCAGCCTTAAAGTCCTCAACCTCCTTGCTCCTTTCTTCCAGTTGCTCCTGCAACTTCAACACTGCCGTACTATCAACCCGGGTAATCACACGCTCGGTGATAATTTGCTTCGGCTTACAACCTGTAATCAGGAAAAGGATTATTGTTCCCAACAATACGATCATCCAGATTATCTGCTTCTTGTCTTTCATATCAATACAACCAAATAATACCTTGTGAATGAACCTCAGAATCATCCGCATGGATATACGTTTTCGCAATCCCAATTCGTTTAAAACCCGCCTTTAGAAGGGCATCAACAACCTTAAATCGATTGGCATTCGCATTGCACCGTATATCCATCGCGCGGCCCAATGTATGCGCACCTGTTCCGCTCCTGCCTTTCGATTTATCCCATTGAGCCGAACGATATGCTGAATTGATTACAAATGGAATCCCCGCAATATCACGAGCCGTGTCAAAACGGTTTATCGTGCTTTGTTTCATATCCTGAAGCGAACATGCCGGAACGCACTTTTTGAATTCGCTTTCTTTGAAATGCCTGCTTTTAATCATGTTTTGAAGGTTTATAACCGACCATGTTTTTCAATCGCTCAAAAATTTCGGTCGATAAAAGTTCGTAAATAAATTTTATTGCAAGATTACTCGGGTAGATAAGCTTTGCGTTTTTAAAAATGTTTGTCAAGTAGAAATAAACAACGATGTAAGTCATCCATTTAACGGCTGTTATGCCAATTTCTGGTTCATTAAGCAAACGTGCTCCATAATCAAGAAAAACAACGCATGCGGCATAAAACGTCAACTGTGTTACCGCATTAAATGCTTTTTTCAAGTTAAACTTGGCTTTGTTTGCATGTACATCGGCGATTATTCCGGTAGCAATATTGAATAAAAAAGCAACGAACAATAAAACAAGAACATTCTGCACTGGAGTTAGCACCGATATCAAAGCGGTGACAATAAGCCAAAAAAGTTCTTTTGTCTTTTCAATCAATACATCCATTTCTTTTGTTGTTAAGCTCATATTTATTAAGTATTTTGAGACTGTGAAACCAACCAGTCTCAACTGAATTGAAAGACACACAAATATAGTCATTATGATTTAATAAAACTCTTAAAGAGCTAAATTTAATCAAAAAATTTTATCATGTCCCTGAAATAACGATGTAAATAATAACGAACCGTATCCAACGTATCTGCTTGTTGCTCTTCTTTCAATCTGCTCTTTACAATCGTCCCGTCCGGATTAGCTTTGCACTTCTCCAAATCATCAATTACGGGTTTACAATTATCTTCATCAATAGTTATCGGATATTTCTCAAACAAAGTATTCACCAACATCCGGCTATCCTGTAACCTCGGATTGCTTGCACTGTATTGCATTTGTGTATCACTCAAACCAAGAGCGTTTTTTATCACTCCGAAGTTTGTCAGTACACTCAATGTCGTTTTATTGTCACCACTGGCATCTCCAGTGACAAACATCAATGAACCGTGGTACCTATCTTTGATCTCGGCACATAAACGGTGTATCGTAGCGTCTTTCAATTTTATGCAATCAATGCAAAAAATCTGTCGGTCGTAATGCTGCCAGACGGTGCAGGTAATTGGATTTCGATTGAAATCAAACGATAGATAAATCGGATGGTTGTTATTCAATTTCGTCTTACCCACATGTTGTCTCTTCCTGAATGCAAATGCCCATCGGCCATCGGCAGAATCAAAATCAGTCCAATCCCCCTCGATAAATTGTTTTTTATACCTCTCAGCCATCATATCCCAACCGGCAAACTGATCATCTGTAACAAAAGCATTATCACCAGGCAATGCGGACATAAAGAAGTATTCCGGTGGCAAGACCCCACTAATCCATGGTGTATATATTTTATCTTTCACCCAATTCTGAGTGGGGTTGAAAGTCATAAAGATCAATCCGCGCGGCATCTTCGGAAGGTACCAGGATCCTGTGCGTTCTATGGCTTTCTCCCAGAGTTTATTGCTAAGTTCTTCCGACTGTTCAAGGAAAAACCCGTTCGTTTCCAATCCCAAAAAAGACATCAGATTAGGATCCCGAATAATGTTTTCAGCTTTGAAAAAAATCTTTGAACCGGTAGATGTGTTTTTGTAATGGTAATTGGAACGGTCCCGGTATGGTTTCCATCGCTTCGATCCAATCACAATCTTTTCAAAACTCGGAATGGTTGTGGATTCAAGACTTGGCATATCCTTTCTGATCACATGCCACCTGCTGTTCGGAAAAACCTCTGACAACCGGATCAGGATAGCCAGCGTTACAAATGTCTTGCCACCGCGAACACCACCGCCGTAATTCAAAAACTTATAATCATTTACACCTTGTGCGGCTGCCATCGAGGTGATGAAATATTCAGCCTGCTTTGGGTTCTTTGTCAAATCAACCGATATCATACCTCAATCTCCTTTCCACCTGGAAGAATCATCTTTGTCACACTTTCGGTTTCATCAGAAATATCGCCACTATCTTCTCTCGAATATTCCCTTTTGTCTCTCCATTTATGAGGTTGCCGGTTCTTCAGCCAGAAAATAGCGGCGGTGGTATCTGGGGGATAATGCTCTTCGTATTCTTTCTCGTCCGTTATCTGTCCCTCATATGTGGCGAACTTGGTTGTCTTACAGGTATATCCGGTGGCTCGCTTGTATAATCTCGTGGCCACATTCGCATCAGCAATCTCACGTCCCTTTTTTATGGACTCAAAAAACAAAGGATGTTCAATCTTCCAGTTGTTGATTGTAGTCTCCGTAACTTCAAAGAAAGTAGCCAGATCAGCATCGGTTGCTCCCAACAGACAGAACTTATAAGCCAACTTATCATATTCCGTCTTGTACTTTGTTGGACGACCAGTTTTATTATCTTTTTCGCTGATTTCTGACATATTGTTTTATCTGTTTACCGGTAAAACCTCATTTATCGGTGAGAATTGTGACATTTTGTAAACATCAAAATCATTATCCACCACAAATATAACTCATTTAGATTTAAATACAATCATATAGAATGATCATTTAATAAAAAAGATCACAAACATTTTTTATCCTTTAACAATCGTATTTGCTTCCGGTAATATGAACACAGCAATTCTATTTCATAATCGGTATATTGACGGATATCCGTTTTCTTGTTTTCGAGATAATCAATTATATACCGGCCATGCTTTACAATCAACCCCCGTTTATACTTTTTCAAGTTTCCGGACTTAAAACGGTTGCAATCCACACACTGTGCATTCACGTTGTTATTATCGAATCTCAAACCCATGTGCTTTCTACTCACAAAATGTCCCGCATCCGCATATTGCCACTTCACACGCTTTCCGCAACTAATACAGCGTATCATTCCGTATTGGTCCGCATCCCTTAATCTCACGTATTCGGAGAATATATTATCTAATGTTTCTATGTACTGGTTCATACTCTTACTAATCGGCAAAACGTATCAAAAATTTCTCTCTCTGTTTTTGATCTCATAATCTTTTTTCAGTTAAATATCAATATTCTGACTTAAATACATACAAATATGCCTCCTGATAAATAGCCGGAAGCGGGCTTTTAGTCGTAGTTTCATAGAGATTATTTTAAAAGTTCGTAATCTATCACCCACACAAACGGATTACTCTCCCATGTGGCAGCACCGTTTATTTTGTCGATTAAAGCGGCATATGCCTCTTGTGGCGTCCAAAACGCATCATCTACCAGAGGGGCGTAATACACATTCCCAGACTCCGGACAATCGGGATCATAAAACGTGACTTGTATGCCCTCCAATAGGCAATCTTCCTCCGAAATATCTTGTAATCTCTCTGCTCTCACGGCGGTTATCTTGATGAAGTGACGGGCATATTTTTCAGGCATGAAGAGCTTGTTTTGCCACCTCTCTATTCCTAACAATTCTTCCATATACGTAACCACATCCGGATCATCGCCATACTTATATATAGTCTCACTCCATGTTTGAGTAACGAACGGATTACTCATCTTATGAACATAATACGGCTCTTTCAGATACACGATTTCACCTACTTTGTAGCGTGGATTTATAACCCATTCTTGTTCTGTTTCCTGAATACCAACTGCGCCTTTTGGCACATGGACTATTCTCCGTGTCTTCTTCTTTATCCCCTGGACTGTCAGGTGGAATAAAGGTTCTTTAAAACATATTCCTTTCATAAGGTTTCAAAATTATTTGTTTATAACTCAATATCATTTTACTATTAAATCAATTTTATTCTTGTTACTTTTGTCACCATCACTATAAAATTGTATTATTATGAAGAGTAAAGACTTTTATATCAAAGAAGCTGAGAGAAAAAAAGAACAGGTTATTTCTATTAGATCAAAAGAACCTGATTTTACATCCGAAGAAATATTAAACCCATATTCGGAAATTAGGAATGTGGTTATAGAATTTGCCCATCTCGTATATTCTTATGACAAATCACTACCACTAAATTCATATATACACGAATTAAAGGATATAAAATTTTCAAGTCCATTTGGATCATATAGCGAGTATAATGACAGAGAATTCGATAATATTATATATCATATTGATTTTTTTATTAAATACTTAAATGATTATATAGATTGAATATTATTTTTGGAGGTGTTCCGTTGGTTCACCTTTTTTATTCGCATAGCCCGTGAAACATGCTCATGCATGAATAGCCTTCTTCCGGCTCGAACATATCAGGATTTGTTTTATTTGAAATATATCTGAATACATCTTCCACCATCGGATATTTACCATTCGGACAAGCTTTTTTCGGGATATAATTAGGCGGAAAGAATGATCGACCCATTTTATTTTCAGCATCTAAAAGGCGTTGTTTCATCGGTTCATCCTTTATCAACTCTCTTACTTCTGAATGCCTCCACATGATACATGGGAAGCATCCCACACGGGAAAACCCTTTATAATAAAGCGGGTTCGGTTGTTGCCCCGCATTAAGGATATAATCTATTACATCCTGAGACGTCCATTTGAATATCGGCCGTAAAACAGAAGCATCGTACTTATTACAATACTCTTGTACTTCTTTTTTTCGATAACTTTCAAGCCTACCAGAAGCGTTCGGCTGAAAATAGGATTTGAAATACATGCACTGTTCGTCCATTTTAGCCCTTGATACGCTTTCCCCCGCCCTGATACCCTGTATGATGATACAACTGTCATCAAGAGATAGAACATAATCAATCATTGGCTTCATTTTAAGCTCAGATGTACAAAATCTCGCTTTTGTTGACGGGAAACGCTTCTTATATTCAGCTAATCCGACAAAATCAAATTTGCTTTTCAGGATTACTAATTTCACATTCAACTGCTCACATACACTCTTTACATGCTCATACGTTAGTGGGTGCTCCCATCCGGTGTCGCAGAAAACAGCGGTTATATTTGCCCCCCCGTATTTGTTAACAGCGTGTATTAAACATGCTTGACTATCTTTTCCACCTGAATAACTCACTAATATTTTCATTTCCTAAAACTTTCACCGTCCAAAACTAGATCATTCATACATTCCCGGAATCTGTCGATTATTCTGGTGCCGTACTTCTGCTCGATTTCGGATGGCGTTAAATTGGTTGTTATAATCGTTCGTTTGTTATTCCTGTAACGGTAGTCGAACACATCGTTAAACGGTTCTTTGATATTTCCGTAACTTTTTGTTTCCACCGCTTCCACACCTACGTCATCTATAATCGTATATGAACGTTTTTTCGCCCGGTCAATGCCATCAACATCGCCCCTGGCATACAGATCGCTCAACTCTGTGGCGTGTAGGAAGCACGGAACGAGTATCTCGTATGCCCAGATGATTTCGCAAAGCGCTTGCACAATTAGAGTTTTCCCGGTACCTACATTTCCCCGAATCATCAGACCCTTGTGAATATCGCCCTTGAATCGGATATCCCATGAGTACCACAATGCTACCTGGCCAGTCACAAATCTGTTTTCTTCAGTCAATATCAGTTTGTCACTTGGATTTCGCAATTTTATCAAAGTATCCATCATTTTTAGCGAAGTGAGATAAACATCCTGAGCATCAAACTTAGGGCCATCACAACCGCTCGGAATTATGGGGTTTTCTTTCAAAATTTCGTTTATTGGTTTCATATTTTGTGAAGTTCTGCTCATTATTCAACCATTGTGCTTCAAAACCTCGCCATTGTTTTAACACGATGTGTTTTAGAAGTTTGTTTTTATCTTCTCCTGTTTTTTCTATTTCTGAAATAAATCCATTAAAAGCTATTTCAGAATTGACTGCTTTTTTAGATCTTCGAATGATAAGCCACTCATCCACCAACCCGGAATCAAAACCATAATCAAGCATTGCTTTTTTGAATGAAAATTTTTTCTTTTTTATATCTTCGTCAGAAGATATATCATTATCATCTTCATTATCATTATCAAGGTTTTTTGGGTTATTCTGGGTTTCCAGATAACCCAGTGGGTTTTTTGGGTTATTCGTTCCCTTTGGGCGGCCTCCCTTTTTCCCGTTTTCTTTGTTTCTTTCTACAATCGACATATACCTTTCGGTATCCCTGTCAATATCCGTTTTTATGAAGTTAAACGCAACCTTTGCCAATGGCTTTAACCCCCGAATATTTCCCGATATGGCATACTCTATTATGCTTTCGTAAATATCCAGCCTAACGTCATCCGGCAAACCCGAAATTGCATTCTTCCAATCTTCATAAAACACGAACGATTTTTTTTTCATACTCAAAACAAAGATGGTTCACGGTTCATTTCCGCAAGCATTAAATCAACTTTCTTTTCAGCTTCTTTCGATTTCTGCAGTTCACTCTGACTTCGAGTGCGGAAATACGCACGCTGATGGGTACGCATCTCCTTTACTGCTTTGATAAATTCTTTCATATATTTACAATAATGTTTGAATACATCTGTCAATCAATAACTCCATGACTGGCGGAGTGACTGCATTTCCCAATTGTTTCACCTTGTCTTTAGAATTTCCACAAATGACATAATCACTTTCAAAAGCCATTGCAGCCTGAATTTCATGTGGTTTTAACATCCGATAGGAACATTCATTTATATCAATATTCCCGGATGGTGCAAGAACTAACCCCGTCCTATCTCTTGTCGTTACAGTGTTGATTGCTTCTGTAATACCTGTCGGACTGGATTTTTTGTAGTAATATGTCAAAAAAGCATTTACAGATTCCGAAGAAACAAGGCCATAGCTATTCACCGTCGTCTGGCATCCGATCGGATTTGTAATCGGTTTTGACTTACTGCTACCGAAATTCTCTGTTATAAAAGGGATACCTAACACATAATGAGCATTACATCCTGGTTGGGTTGGTATGGGTTGATTATAATCCCGTACCCTACAATCCACGCCGCTGGAATACCTCGATGTCACTATGTGAGGCATCATCACAAGGGAATGATGATCTATGGTTGTAATTGATCCAATGGGACTATCGAACCCAACGGGAGAATGTTTGGGTTCAAATCCTCCACCGTAATTCTTCGACATAAAACCCGGGACGAGTAGGCCAGCTCCGTGATGAGTGGTTTGAGTTTCCATGGCCTCATCCATCTTCCGGATATGATTGCGATGACCGGAGGAATTATTGCAGTAAACAATCATCGGCGGGTTTATCAATGCGGCCACTTGTCGGGTGGTCTGAGTGAACATCGCACTGTCTAACGTATGGAACCGGTCAAGAATCGAAGAATGATCCACATGCAACACTAACTGTTGATTACCGTATTTATCAACTCCATGTTCAATTCTCTTCATTGTGTTCGGAGATAACGGTTTTTTCCTGTCTCCTATCCGTTGGCCCTGTATGGACCAGTCAATGCAATTGAACGAAGCATAATAATATGGCTCGACTACACTCCCGCAATGAGGACAACAGTATAAATATTGCTGTTTATATTTCCCGTACTGTTTTCTCGGATTTTTCCACGTCTGTATAGATTCCACGTCTTTATCACACTCCGGGCAATATGCAGATGGACGTATATCCAGATCAGGGGCTTTATTTCCCTTTTTCCAAAAAACAACATACATCCTGTCTCTCGATTGAGGTGTTGGATGAACGTGTTGGGAGTTCAGGTAAACGCATTTATGCAGGTACCCAAGATTCCGCATTGCATGTAACCACGCATCCCACATTACCCAGTTGCGCGCATCTATCACATTTTCCACAATTATTATTTTGTAGTTGTGAACCTCGGCGAAACGTGGCACATCCCACATCGTGGCTCGTGAACGTTCAGCCGAAGGGTCAATGGTTATATTACCGAAAAGCGTATTTGTTTCTTGATATTTTCTTTTTACTCCCTTTGCAAGTGAATGGTTGGTGCATTCAGGTGAAGTAATCAAAATATCCGCACTGGTATATCTGCGGGGGTCAACAGCCGACATATCCGCACAATCATGATCCGTGTCCGGAAAATTTGTAGAGTGTGTTTCAATCGCCAATTTCCAATGGTTCATGGCGAGCGAGACGCCAATGTTCCCACCATACCTATTCGCAGCTCTGCGAACGCCGATAGAGCTTCCTCCTGCGCCACAAAACTGATCATGTACTTTTAATACTGTCCTTAGCATATTTAAATTTTTATACGTTAAAGATGCCGCTCTTTTCCCTTTCATTCAAGCAATAGAGCTATTGATAGTTAAACATTTATACTTTTCAAAATATCTTATAAACTCAGCTTCAGCATCAATAATATATGACTTCAAACCGTTAATCATTAAAATATTCCACTCGTAGCTTAGAGCGTTTTCATCTGCCATTTTCACTTCTTCGCTCAAAGGATACTGAAAACTGAATTTTTTCGATATTACAGTCATCAACCTGTCTTCAATTTCTCTGTATTGTGGCATTTGCATCTTAATAGGCCGTGGCATATCAGTTAAATATGCTTCGCTTGCATCGTGCAGAAGTGCTGCCAGTTTGTCGTTTCTGACAAGTTCAGAGCAATGCATAGAATGATGTGCAACCGAATAAAAATGCTTTAAATGTCCACCGAAACGTGGAGTTTGTGCTAATGCGTGTGCGATATCTTCAATGCAGATCATTTCAGGATCCGGATTGAATACATCGATGTATTTTCCGGTAAATGTCCTGATGCGGTTCGAATATAGATTCTCTTTCATTTTCTCTCTTCCATATTATTTTTATACTTCAATTTCAATCGTTCAATCCTTTCGGCCGTCATATCTTTCGGAACAAGAATAAATGTTCTCACTGCCGTTTCAATCTTAACCGGAATCATATTTTTTGCACGTCTGAGTTGTGCGATAACAAATCTTTCCACACCTTCAATGTTCTCACCAAAATCATCTTTGTGTTTGAATGCTTTTTTTCGTGCCATGGCTCATACTGCAATATCATCAAATAATGTGGGTGCTTCAATATCCATTTCAGCCTTCCGAAGGTAGAATATACCGTCTCTGAAACTTTCAGGATTTAATTCGGTAGCTACACCTTTTCTGCCTTTCAATATAGATCTGTATGGCACTGTCATCAGACCTCCGAACGGATCGAAAACCACATCTCCTTTATTCGAATAACGATCAATACATCTATCTACTATATCAAATTGAAGTGGACAAATATGCATGTTTAGTTTCTTTTGCGATTGTGAACTGTTCAGTGTTAGCATCCGGTTAACATCATCCCAAACAAACATTGTCCGGGCCGGAACATCGAGCGTTTGAAACGTTGCCGGCAGCTTGCCCAAATCATCCATTTCGTTAGCTATTTCAACGTGTTTATTGTAGTCGTACATCATTGATTTCATCTCTTCTTTGAAATAGATATTTATCTTATCCACCGCCGACCGCCTTATCTCTTCCCGTGTTAATAAACGATTTCCAGATGAGTTCCATTTCGCCCGCGCGTCAATTTGCCAACGTCCTCGAGTGTACTCGTCTTTCGATTTTACAACCGGATTATCGGCGTACGCTCTTGTTGTGTCGGTCGGCAGTTTCCGAAACAGCAAGATGTATTCGGGACACCCCACCCCCATCTTTGTGCCGTCCTTCCCGTTCTCTGTCCAGCCGAGCCGGTAGGTTTGGTTATTCTCCCGCACCACGTCCGTTTCGATGGTTATTCTGCCCATGTACCGAAATCCGTGCTTGATGAAGTGGAATACAGTCATGTCGCTGAACGGGTCGAGGGTTGGCATACCGTCGCCTGTTGCATTGCCAAACAAAATGCGGTCTTTCACGTGAATACAAGCTACACGTCCGGGCATCAAAATCCGATGCAGTTGCGGTGTAAGGTAGTCCATTTGAGCAAAGAAATGCTCGTTATCGTCCGTGTGTCCGAAGTCGTTGTAGGTGGGGGTGTATTCGTAATGATTGGAAAACGGAATAGAGGTTACAATCAACCCTACAGAATTGTCCTGCATGGTTTGCGTTTCAAGCACACAATCATTCTGAATTGCATGATAATGTTTCCCTTTCTCTTCCTTGCGCTCAATTCCGAGTGTACGTAGCAGTTTTTGCTCTACATTGGTAGAAGATAATCCGTTTTCTTTTATAATTTCGGTCATTTTCTGTACTAAATAGTTATGTTGTTCCCATTTTTTTAATAAAACTTTCAATATTTCAGCCTCACTTTCGGCGTAAATTATATGAATTTCAACTTGATGTTGTTGCTGAAATCTGTAAATACGGTGAATTGCCTGTATAAAGTCGTTAAACTCATACCCGATTCCCAAAAAGATAGCTTTGTGACAATGATATTGGAAATTGCAACCTTGACCGCTAATCGTTGGTTTTGTGGCTAAGTACTGTATTTTACCGTCCGAAAAATCGATGATGGTTTGTTCCCTTTTATCCAAATCCTGTGAACCGTAAACCTGGGCAATATTATCATAACCTTTCAGCGTTTTCATTATCTCGTGCCGTTCATTTTCCAAATCGTGCCAGATGATATAATGACTGTCAGGATCGGCATCTACCATCTCTTTCATTTTGTCTATTCTTGCGGGCAGGCTGGCCCTTTTTTCTCGAGCAGCATCTTTTAATCCGAGTGCAGCCTCTCGAAACATTTTAACCTGTCCGTCCCGGTCTACTCCTGCAGTAGAGTTATCCACAGAAACGCAATGATAGTGGATATCCATTTCCGGCAAATCGTATCCGTCATCCGAGTATCCCAAATCGCTCGGCTTTGTGATAAACAACGCCCACGTACTCATCCACAGCCAGAACTCTTTTTCTTTGTGCGGATGGATTTTCAGGTTGTTTGCCTTGGTGCTGTCCCGTTTGAAAAACCGTGTCAAAGCCTGTCCTGTATCCATCACTTCGAGATAACCTGCATAGTGAATCAATTCCTTGTACTTGTTTGGCGATGGTGTGGCGGTGCAAACAAACTTAAACTGAATGCCTTTGAATTTGTCGAGAAAAGTCTGATACGTTTTACTGCCGTACGACCGTAATACACTCGCTTCGTCCAAACTGGTAACGGTGAATTGTTTCGGATCAAGTCCGCAATCTCTCACACGTTCGTAATTGGTAATGCAAATAGAACCTTCCGGCAAAGCATCCACATCCTCGTTGCTTTTTACATAGTGTATCTGCATTCCCAGCTTATTTTCAGCATCTTTCTTAAATTCCTGACGAACTCCAAGCGGTGCAACAATCAACGCCTTACCGCCAACTTCTTTTATGATAGTTTGGCAAATGATAAGTTGTTGAATGGTTTTTCCCAATCCAAAGCTCTCAAACAACGCTCTTCTACCTCCACGTAATGCCCAATTGATTGCATCTCGCTGATGTGGCAATAGCTGTGTACCGTCTTTGAAATCCACAATCGGAATTTCTACCTGTAATCCGGTTTCCGGTGCAACGTAAATTTTTGATTTTAAAAAATTGATATAATTCATCTGTTTAATTGATTTTAAACCGGCGCCGATTGGTTTTGAAAACAATTGTTTTTGTGGGTGTAGTGGAATCGAACCACTCAATAGATTGCTACCAGTTAATCCCTGCCAACGTCTACATTTAAGTAGATTATTCAGGCTATCGTGCCATTGAAAAACCTTTACACCCAAGTTACCGCTACTTTCACAAGCGGCGTTTTCCGCTTTTTACAAGAGAAGACATTTTAATTTTCGGGAAAAGAGAAAGCATCTGCTTGCCAAGATGTTCCCAATTCCCTGCACCGAACGCTTTCGGTGTTAATCAATTACTTTTACAGAATCTTCTAAAATGTACATGAAGGGCTCTTTCCCACTATGATAGCATCTTGGCATATCCGTAGTAATTCCATATGAGTAGGTATCTTTTTCTGATGTACCGGCTGCTTTTATTACGGATATATGACCTTCAATCATGTTATCAAATTCAAATACAGATTCTTTGGCGTCGTATTTGGATTTTACTTTTACTGCTACTTTTTGACCAATTTTGTATTTTGGTTGATTCCCTAATCTGTAATTCATATCGATTGTCTTTAAAATGGTAAATCATCCACATATTCAGCATCCTGAATATCCATTTCACCTTCTGCCTTCATTGGTTTTGGAATGATAGGACGTAGGCCGCCAACTATCGGTATGGCGTTTCTCTCTTCTTCAGTCAAAGCATCGTAAACCTCACGTTCAACACTCATTTTCACAAAGTGCGAATCACTGTATTTTTGTTCGCGATACTCAATGGCCGTGAGATTGAGATATACTCCTTTCTCACCCACGTATAAGCCTGAATCTTCAACCGGAATAACCAAACACTCTTTTACCTCTCGCTTTCCTTTCAGCTTCAACAGGGACGCTCCGGGAACTCTCATCAGATTTATTTTTATGCTTAAATTGCTCATTTTTGATGTTCTTTTTGATGGCAAACCTCACAGAGAAGCTCCAGGCATTCCAAATGCTCTTTTTCGCTGCCTACAATGCTTTTGCCGTTTTTGTAATATGTTTTGTGATGCACTTCGAGGTTGTGGCGTTGTCCGCATCGGGTACAAGCGAAGTTGTCCCGCAAACGGACAAGCCTTTTAACCTCGTTCCAATAGCTGCTATCCCTCAACATCGCCCGGTATTTCGTCGGTCGCCCCAGTTTGTGTTTCAGTCTCGTCATTTTCATAAGGATTCTCGCCAATGGCGTATTCTTCGCGTTCTGCACGTTCAATCGAAATAACAGTGCCCGTATCTTCATCGAGATGCTCTTCAACCCAATGCCGCAAAACCTTTTCTTTACCGTCATTTTCCCATATCTCCACGTATTCGCTCTCTCCCAATTCCACAACACGGTAATTCTCTCTATTTTCCAAGATAAAATCGGGAATTTCGTAACCCATAGCCTCCAAAGTTTCTTTATTCTTTTCGCCGGTATTGAAAAGGTCGTACCGTTCGTTTTCCGGTATCTTTTTCACGGCAATCAGCTGAAATATGGAGCCGGTATAAGAGTAGTACAGATAATGCCCTGCAACCGGAATTTTGAACGTGTTTTCGTTATCGGGTTCATATACGGCCGTTCCATCCTTGGCAACCGATACCAAGTCTTTAAATTGAGTGTCAAGCGCCGTCAACTCTGCTGTCAATCGCTCTTTTTTAGCCTTGTAGTTGGCTGTAATCAACTCCAGTTCTTCACGCAGTTCAGGCATTTGTTGTTCGGCAATATCGCCATATTCAGCTCTGATCTCGTTAATCTCCTCATCTGTCATGAGTCGGTTTGCCTTCACTCCACGCTCCTGCATGGCGATAAAATCGGCGGTGATTTTATCCTTAATCTGCAAGGGGGTTAAACCTTCAAAAATTACAACCGGAAATTGGTTGTTTTCCGGCAATTGGAATTGCAATTGCTCTTCGGGAATGTGCTTGTCTTTTTCCATTTTATCTGTTTTTTAATAAGTGAATTTCTCTTTGTGCTTCTATCAGAGCTTTAATTAAAGGTTTGTTTTTCCGCTGTTCGGCTTCAAACATGTATTTGTAATATTCGGCATCTCGTTTCAATCTTTCCTTTTCGGCTTGCTCCTTCGTGGCAAACCGACCGTTTCGGTCCCGGATATAAATCCTTTTAATCCGTTCTCGCGGTACATCAAAAAGGGAAAGTTGAACATCCATAATTATGCATTATGAATCAATCATCTACATCCACCGGATGCAGCTCTTTTTCGCTCCATTCCGGCAATTTCATGTCAATAATTCCATGTGAACCGCTTTCGGCTAAAGAATCAAAGCCGGGAAACCATCCATTGTCCATGCACTCTTTCACGGTCATAATAGCATGCTCATACTTGTATTTTCCAAGCTGTATATCATCCGGAGACCACCATAAAACAGCCACGTCGTAAGGAGGTACGGTTTGCAACATGATCATAATCGTGCAGTTGAAATTACGTCCGGTTATGTCTGTCATAACTTTCTGATACATCCCTTCCGTAACCTCATATTTCAATTTTGCGGCGTCGTAAATGAATTTGCCAATGTTGTCGGCTCTTGTTGTTTTGAAGCTTATAATGGCATTTACTCCAATGTTTTCCTCAATGTTGAAGTAGTCTGGCCGCACCTTTACTTCCAGCCCCGTACTCTCATCCATGCCGTAAAAAGACACTTCCGCCATGGCGCCTTTCAGGATTTTCGGAATGATGCCGCCGCCGTACCAGTAGTAATTTTTTTTCAGAGCATTTATTATTTCGTTATGTTCGGGCCTGATGACTTGAAATTTACATTGCGATTTTTCATAATCCAGTATATCTTTCAAATCGGTCATTTTCCAGTTCTCGTCGCACGTGTTTCTCGAGCCGTTTAAACTTTCGTAGAAACGCAACATCTCCAACACACCTGCTTTTGTTGCTAAGTTTGCGGTTGGAGCAACAGCTACTTTGTCAAACAATTCAGGTTCCAGGAACGCCATGTGTGCGAATGTTCCCAATTCGAAGCATTCTTTTTCCTTTGGCGTAAATTCATTTTCTAAATCATAGAAAAAATGACGCGGCGTTTTTAAAACCTCTTTCAATGAACCGCTACCTATTTGATGCGCCGATAAATACTCTTCCATGCTGTCTTTTACTACATTTCCGTTCATGGCCAGCTCATCGAGAAAGATATCCACTGCAGGTTCTTCGTGATGTTGCTCAATAAAGTCAATCATCACCTGCTTTTCGGGATAATCTCCGGGAGAGTAGGCAAAGGGATTTAGTTCTTTGCCTACCTCCATGCTACTCAAATCCTGCATCATGCTATTTTAATGATTAGCGGTTTAATGCTCCAACTGTCGGAACTGAAGTTGTTGCTTTTATTTTTGCGCTTCCCCATGTACGTTATCTGCAACGGTGTTCCGTGTCCGATAACACCTTGCAACATATACGACTCCAACACACCTACCAATCGGCGGCTGCCGTTTGTAATGGTTTGCACCGTTCCGTCCGGCCTTTGTTCCAGGAATACGGCACAATCCAAATCGATAATTTCACCGGTTCCCGAGCTACTCAATACCTTTTGCGGTTTAATCTCCACAAAATACAAGCGTTTCACCTCGCCCTCTTTTTCCGGTGTCCAATAGTTGCCGCAAAGGTCGATTGGCATTTCATTTGCATTCTGCAAATCGGGCAATTTACCGTTCAAATCAATTTTTTGCGTTTCAAACACGTTGTTGTCTGTACTCGCAATCTCTGTTGTTCGTGGCCTGATTACAGCCATGTCGGTTTTTCCTGTTTCCATTGTTTGTTGGTTATAATTTATCCGAGTTCAATCGAATGTAAGTAACGGTATCTTTTATTATCGGCTCAATATGGGCCATTATCTTCACGGCATCTTCGGCTTTCAATTCCGGCGCATTGTAAAGGAGCTTTTCCAACTCTGTCGCAAACACAAGAAGTTTTTCTTTATCCGGTGCGTTTTTAGCACGTCTTTCGGCCTCTTCTTTTGCCCTTTTTTCAGCAGCAGACTTTCGTTCGGCTTCCAGTCTTTCGGCTTCAATACGGGCCTGTTCCGCTCTCCGTTCGGCCTCTAATTTAGCTTGCTTTTCACGCTCTATCAGCAATAAACGCTCATGTTCTTCACGTTCTTTCCGTGCCTTTTCCTCTATGGCTTTACGTTCAGCTTCTGCTTTGGCACGTTCTTCGGCAAGCTGGCGTTCACGTTCTTCGGCTTCTTTTTGGAGCCGTTCTTTTTCGGCTCTCAGTTTTTCCCGATATGCCTTGTTGGATTCTGCTGTGGCTAAAAATTCATCCTTGTAGTTTTTGAATTTCTTATCATCACAATCGAGAATTTCCTTAAAGTCAACCACATTCGAGAAGTCGGGATTTTCTTCATTGGTTAAAGTGAAAGTGTTGTCTGGGTTACTTTTCACGCCATCTATGTTAAGCAGCTCAATCTCTCTTTCTTTCCGTTGTTTTACCAATTTTTCAAAAGCAATCCGTTCCTGTTCCGCTTTTCTGTCTGCTTCTTCTTTGGCTTGTTTTTGCAGTTTTGCACCGGATAATACCTTATTGTAATTATCCTCGTCCATGGTCCCTAAATTCAAACCGTAAGTACGAACTCAATATACGGCTCAAGTTCACGAGTGCGGACGTCTTTCAACGCTTCAATCCTTTTTGCCTCCTGTATCTCGGCAAACTTTTCTTTTTCTTCCAAATCCTTTTCTATCGGAGTAATCAAGTTTGTAAGCACTTTGGCAATAGTTGTTTGCCCTTCACGGAGCGACGCTTCTTTCAGTTGTTTTCTCGTTTTCTCAACGGCAATACGTTTGTCTTTCAAAAACAGACGCCCCTCACGTGCGAGTTTCATTTCCGCTTTTTGTTCAACGCTTGTAATTACAAGCTCTTCTGCTTTTCGTTCCCATTCGGCGGCCATTTCGAAGTAGCCGGAAAAGTTGTCTAACAAGATTTGACTTTTTGTTTTGTCAAGTCCGTTTTCATCGATAAGTTTTACTAATTGGTTGTTCATTGTTTATTGGTTTTAAAATCATTATATCTCCTGTTGCACTCCCCGCATATCTTAAATCCCTCATAGTCCCACATTTCACCGGTTGTTTTCTTCCCGCAAAAATCGCAGGTACTTACAATCACCGGGATAATCCTGATCAATCTCGATGCCCGTGTGGTTGTTTTTGGCGTTGTCATATCGATGCTATTAAGATGTACCCAATCCCCCTTAATGCCTGAAAAGCGATGAATAATCCGGCCAAAGCCAGCATCAACCAACATATAACTGTATTAATTTTCTCATCAAACAGTTTGTCTGTAAACCAGTAAAAAAATCGTTTCATACTTTTTCTGTCTTATTGGTTTGTATATTTTTTCTCTTTTTCCGGTATACGTCTTTAGCGTAATACACCACGTCCCCGGCATTGCAAAACCATTTCCCGTTCTGTGCCATTGTAGGCTTTTCCGCTCTTATCTTTCCCTCTGCCACAAGCCTGAATAACCGTGTACGGCCTCCTACAATCTTTGCGGCTTCACGTTGTCCGAAATACATGTTATTCCGGTACATGATGCTACACAGTTGCCGTATGGATACAGGTTCATGCATATTATTTTCCTAATGCCAGGCACATTCTTTGATCGTAATACATGTCTTCATAATATCCGGCTTCAATTTCAGCCAAATCAGCGGCATGTTCTTCCTTGTACGCTACCAACTTTTCGGAATAATGCTCTTTCAGTAGCGTTTTCAACATGCTTTCAATCAATTGAAAGTTCAAGGACATACCGTGTATCTTTCGCCAATCATAGAGATATCTCTTCCAGTAGGAATATCTTAAATCCCTGATTTCACCTTCACCTGAATTCCTGTAGTATATGCTCAGCGAATATCGGCCATCATTTATCTCCAGTTCCGTTTCCAGATGGCTTGCTTCAAAATCGGCGACCGATTCGTATACATGCTCAATCTGTCCGACCAGTTGTGAAATTGCTTGTAATGTCGTCATGATTCAACTTGTAATATAAATTCGGTTTCCTGTCTGTTGCGTCCCGCTCTTCTTACCCTTATCATTCCGTTGTTTGGTTGAAATGCTGATGGAAGGATAATAAGGAGTAGAAAAGTGGCAATGATGTTGGTGTAATAGTACCGGCACAGCTCCGACACCTTTTGCATGTTCAATTTCGCCTTGATATTCTTGATGTGGTTTTTCGCCGTTGTCGGCGATATTAAAAGACGATCGCCGATTTCTTTTGCCGACAGGCAATCACGTGCCGTCAACGTTAAAACCTCCAATTCCCGAACCGTCAAACTTCCCATCACGCCAATTTTTCCGCAATTGCTGCCACTTTACTTTCTATTTCAGCAGCCCGGCGTTGTTTTTCTTTCACGAAGCTCAAACACTCTTCCCAAACACGCATTTGCGCACTGGTTGCACCTTCAAGGGAGTCAAGGTTCAAAGCATTGTTGACGGTTGCTCTTGTTACGCCGGCACGCTCGGCAATAACACCACGCTCACCTTGTTTGAGAATGTCGAATACCAGCTTTTTTTGTTCTTTAAAGTCCATATCATTAAAATTTTATCGAAATGACTATTTTTAATTATTGTAATTCATTATATTTGCCCTTTACTTTGCATCGTGTTCAAATTGTTGTTACATTTAATTCACGCTGCAAATATAAGAATAATTCTGATATAAAAGAGTAAATATAAGAAAATATCTTATATTTAAATTTATTTAACAAGGCATGGGCTGAGGGATTTTATCGAAGAAACGTTGATGCAGATAGTAACTGGTGTAAAAGAAGTTCAGGGAAAGAATTTGCGGCATGGATCCGTAATACGTCACGGAAAGTTTAGGTAATTTCACAACAAGTATTTTTTTAAACACATTGCAAATATAAGAATAATTCTTAGATGACTAAAGATGAGGTAATATCGATAATGGAAATGTTTTTCAAAAAATTTGATACAAATCCAAATAAATTGGCTGTAGATATAAAAGTTTCTCCACAATCTATTTATGATGTTATGAACGAAAAGAAACCAAATGTCGGGATCAGTAAAAGATTAGCAAAAAAAATATCTGATAAATATCCGGTCAATGAAACTTATTTTTTAACTGGTGCTGGCCCGATGCTCAAATCAGAAGTCGAGTCTATATCTGCGCAATCGCAAGCATCAGACCATGTAGACGGCTTTTTCATCAGCAATAAAGTTTTTGAGCAAATCAGCAGGCTCACAGAGACCGTTTTATCTCAGCAACGCACGATTGAAATGCTTGCGGGAAAAAAGACGGATGTCGGTTAA